TCAACTGCACTGGACTCATTCAGCTCAGACGACTACCATGGTGCCATGTACTTGGTCGTCGGACACAACAGCACCGAGGGTGCTTCCAGCGTACAGACGGTGTACATGCTGAACGATGGCACGGACGCTTTCGTCTCAACAGGACCTTCTGTCAGTTCTAAGGGCACGGACCAACTGGCTTTCACTGGTTCATTCTCAGGTGGAACCGCCACATTAAATTGTGCATCTACTTCAGGTTCAAGCACAACAGTGAACGCATACAGGATACACCTACAGCGTGGCGTGTCGAACACAATGACCACGGACACCGCACAGACTGTGACGGGTGTGAAGACGTTCGAGAGCAATATAATTTTATCAGATGGTGGCACAATAGGATTGGCCAACAGTGCCAGTTTCCTGAAATTCAACGAGACCAGCACCACATATGCGGGACACGACGTGTCACTGGCATCAAACCAGAACATACACATGTTGATAGACATGAACGAGGACGGTTCCACCGTTGGTGGATTCACTGTCAGGAACGGTGACCCCACGATAGACGGCGCCACGGAGATGTTCAGGGTCGACGGCACGGGCACAGTTACAATTAACAGTTCTTATGCACTGCCAAACACGGACGGTGCGACCAATCAAATTCTAAGGACAGACGGTTCGGGCACCGTGTCTTTCGGTGAACCCAACCTTGAGATAGTGAACGCACTGACACCAGCGGCCTCGGTGGCACTGGATCCAACGTTGGGAGGCATACAGACCATAACACTGGGACAGGACACGACATTCACACTCAGCAACTGGGCTTCTGGACACAGGATGACCTTGATGATCGACGACGGCACTAACAGATCAGTAACGTTCCCCACTATGAACACCATAGAACTGTGGTACGTGGGCACTACATTATATGGAGCCTTTGTTGGAGCGATGAGCTAATGCCGGGCATAATGGCGGCGGCCACGGCGGGTGGATACCAAGAGAGGATAGCACAACTCAGCAACCCTGAGGTCTTACTAGACTGGGGTGACACCAACTGTTATCCAGGAACAGGCACGTCATTCACTAACCAGGGTAGCAGTGGCACAACACACGACGGAGATCTCGTCAACGGTGCCGCATATAGTTCTTCGTTTGGTGGCATCATAACCTGTGACGGCACGGATGACATGATATCATTAGACGCAAACTTCACTCAACCCAGAGCAGGTGGAACCTGTATGATCTGGTTGCGTACACACCAGGCAGAGAGCAGACCATTCGCCAGTCGTACCGCCGGGGCGTACGAGGGTTTCGTCAATTTTGGTGGCACAGACGGCGTGGACAGGGCAGAGACGGCAACCAACTGCAACAACTGGTTTGCGGTAGGTGGTGCCAACGATTTTGGCACATACACCAACATATGGACCTGTGTGATAGGCAGGACTGCCAGTAACCTGGTCACGTGGTTCGAGAGAGGAACCAGGCAACATGGTGGCACTTATGGCGAGATATCCTGCGGTGGAGGTGCGGCCAGCAATATGGTGAACGATTTCAACTTCAGATTTTTTGGTGAGAACACCACCTATGACAGTCACTGGGATGGTGACTATGGCGTGATAGCACTGTGGGACACCAACCTATCCGACCACCAATGTCAAGAAGCATTTGGTGTTTACAGGCATCGTTATGGCGTTTGAAGATTTCTGGAAGAAGAAACTGAGATTCTGGCTGACGGGTTTTGAATGCAAGATCTGTATGCTGTACAGGATATATGTATTGTATGGTGTGATAGCGGTGCTTATACTATTAAATCTAATATAGTCTGCAACTTACCTTTTATACTTTTATTGTTGAGTGTGTTTTTGAGACCCATGTGTAGATTCTTGGGCCAACATTCAAATGCGGTCCAGCAGTATCCTGAATGTTCTCCATTTAATTTAGGAATGAATTCTGATTCAATTGCAATCAAATACGTGTGGAAGAAAAATTTCTGATCGTTAGATGTGAACATCTCCAGAGGTATCACTTTTTTGAACTTGGGTACACTACCCGTCTCTTCTTCAATCTCACGCTTCAGTCCTTCGAAGGCACTCTCCGTGAATTTGCTTTTACCACCAACCAATCCCCACATGCCTTGTGTTTTCCGATCAGTTCTCTGTAGGAATAGGAAACGTTTGGTGCTGGTGGCATAGAAAAGGGCACCCGAACAGACTATGTTTTCTTTCATGCTATATTATAACAACTATGGGGTGGTAGCGTCAAGGCTTGAGTTGTATCCTGGATCTGCCCCACCGTCAAGCACTATGCTCCAATTACCTTGTGTGTACACACCCTCGTATGATTTGACCCATTCCGTTCCGTTGAATCTATACTGTATTCCTGTGTTAAGATTGGTAACATAGTGCAGTGTGGAGTCTGGATTGGAAGCGTCAAACACTTTTAACCATTTACTCTGAGACGAGTTGTATTCAATAATGTCACCCACGTTGGCGATCAAAGTCCCCCAGGTTTGGCTTTGGAAACTGGCCGTGCTATCTCCCACATCATTGATGATCAAGTACCTGTCGCCGTTGGCAGGTGTACCTGGATCAAATGTTGCAGGATTTATTATCTTCTTAACCGCTGTCAGCGTGTTGCTTGGTATTGTGTCGCCGTCGATTGTGTACAATAAAATAGTGTCATCCAGCGTTGACGTTGCTATGGTTCCGATGATCTCGTTTCCGTTTGGTTGTGTCAATCTAATTTGTGATGTGCCGTTTGTGACCTTGCCATACTGATCCAGTAGAACTTTCCAGTTCACTGCTGGACCGAATGTTTCAAATGGATCATAGTTGTTGGGCTCGTTCGCTCCTGTCTGGAATCCATCGCCACCTGACTTGACATTTGTACCCGTTGATCCTAACAATCGTAGTTGATTGCCCGTGACCAACAATCCAAAGTTGTTTGGCGTGATGTAACTTCTCGATGTAAGTTCGCCGTCTATCAATCCTTTGGCAAATCCGCCATCGTCGTCGTATATGCTCATTATGATCTTTTGTACGACACCTAATTTCTTAACTTTAACAGGTGGTGACAACCAAATGGGCATAGAGAAAGTTAAGGTTGCGACATCTATCTCTGAATCCGCACCAACGGGTATGGTCCTCGAACTGAATGTTGTACCTGTCAGTTCAACATAACTCAAACTGGTCCAGTCAATGTAGTTGTCTGTTTTCTGTATCTCGAAGTCTGGGTTGAATAGATACAATATCTGTTCCATTATCTGTAGTTTCTGATCCGTGTTTGTGGTCCAAATGTCCGCCGACACCTCCATCCTGAATGGAGATGGCATCACTTTCTCAACGGTGTAACCTGCACCCATCTCGTTGGTGTAGTTTCCATCTGCGTCTATGCCTCTTTCTCTCAAATGTTGTTTTTCTATGTGATAAGGATTCTGCATCCTATCCCTGTCGTAATTCAGTTCTCTCACGTAAGCCGCAATCCTAGGTGCGTACTGTAGTGCGTTCTCTGAATTGTTCCTGATGATGTTTGCGACCTGCCTGGTTGGATCTCCGTACACCACCGGCACTGCCCTTAGTTGTACAGAACCATCACTACCTCTACCTGTTTCCACGGAAAAGTTACTCAATATCCTAATGAATTGAGTGAGGAATTTTCTAACCTGTCCTTCGTAAAAGTGTAACATTCTTAATTGTCAGCCTTTGGTTTCAATGCATCTGTCAATGACTGTCTCTGTTTGACTGTTAATCCGTTTATTGTTGATTCTGTAGCATTGTTGACGAAACTTGTTTTGTAGTTTGCTCTAGAATCATTGTTCGTTGTAGTTATTCTCACACTGTCTTCAATTTTGACCCATCTGACTCCGTCGTACCTGAACAATCTGTTGGGTAAGAAATCTGTTCTCAAGAAGTAATCACCTTGGTCAACACCAGACGTTGGGAATGTGATACCAAATCCTGCTGGATTTCCATTTGGTGCGACACCGTCTCCGTCCAAGTAGAATCCGTAGTGTGAACTTGCTGGTGTGTCTATCGTGGCATTGACAGTGTTATCACTGCTGGCCCTCTGTGCTTCTGTGTTCACATTTTCAGTACGTATGTTTCCTCTTTCATCGATTGGTGCAACATAGTATTGTTTGTAGTTGAATCCTGCCTTTGGTGCATCCTGCTCTGCCTGTGCAACGATCTGATCGTTGATGGTTTTCTCCCTGTTGTATGTGCTCATGTAACTGGCGACTGATCCTGTGGTTGTTGCATCGCCTATGATGTCTTTGAATTCTTGTGAATCCACTAGAGTTTTCATCTTCAATCTCAACAGATGTGGCCACCAAGTTTGACTGAATCCTTCCGCGGCTCTGTTCACATCTTCTACCACGTAGTATCTTTTGAGTGCTATTGGCACACTTTCGTCTAGTGAATAATCTTCCTTCATGTGTGGGAATTCTATTACATCACCACTCATTGGTTTCCTGCCAATCCTTTCCACGATATCGTTCAAATGCACTGTAAGGAATAGTGTGTCATTCTGTAAGAACATACCAAACTGTGATAGGTTAAAATCTGCATCTTGCACATTGTATATCCCTCTGACTGTGTACACATCGCTAGAATATTTCCTGTCTCTGTTCTCTAGAAATACCAAATCTTGTATTGTGGTCTCGTTTAGGTCACTTCCTCTCACCCTGGGTTGACTGGGACTCGCAGGTCCGTCCTTGTT